ACAGTGATGAAGGAAGAGGTTTGTCTGCCAACGACAGATTTGAGAACATAATGAATTGCATTGCTAATCCAATGCGTTCACGAGAGAACTCAAAGAGTAGACATGGATACGACTTGGGCGTTCCATCTACACAGAGTAAGTACATAGCAAGTTTAAAGTCGGAACTTCTATCGGATAAATCAACGACTAAACAAGGAGAAAGTATGCAAGCAGAACGTAGACGTTCAACACTTGATTTGACACTTGAAGAATTGATGGCTGTATTTGATACAGTCATGTCTCATTGTGTATCCAAGCAAGTAGGTATCTGTGAAGAATCATTTGTTGCAGATGTAATAAAAGCTTTTGCCTCATGTTATGAGGAAGAGAATAGACTTGTAGGTTTACAAGCATTGGTAAAGTCAAAACTTACAGAAGGTAAGATACCTGACTACACAAATGAGATACCTTGTGAGCCAGAACTTGATGAGTTTGTGCAAGCTATACTACATACACTTGGTGTTGAGTATTCTTATGACAAGCAACTTGTCAAGGAAGCAACGACATCAAGCATTGGTATATCAAAGCAACAGCAACAAATGGTTGATCAACTCATGCAATCCATTGGAGCAAGCACAACCATTGAAGAAATGTTTGCTGAAACTAAACAAGCAGCGGCACATGTTGTGGAAAAAGACGAGGAGATTGCTGAACTAAAGAAGAAGTTGAGCAAGGCACAGCAAGTGAAAGCAACGCCTGCATTTCCTACAGCAATCGTAGCTAAAACTTCAGATGCTACCCCAGCTGGACAGAAAACAACAAACCCAGACGACATTGAGTGTGAGATTGTAAAGATGAGTGCAATGGACATCTTCAAGTCGCCAGATGGAAAGAAGATAAAGGCATTTGATTACGAAGTACCTGTGTTGAAATGGAAGAAACCTAATACAGATGTACCAGAGATTGACCCTAACTATGTATTTCGTGGCAATCTACTAGCAGATGTATTGTATTGTATCTTACATAATCAAAAGGGTTTTCTATCTGGTCATACTGGAACTGGTAAGACAACACTTATTGAGCAAGTGTGTGCAAGACTTGGATATCCTTTCAAACGTGTGAACTTTGACAGTGAGATTACAAGATTGGACTTGGTTGGTAGAGAAGTATTACACAATGAGGGTGGCAACACAGTATCCAAATTCATTGATGGTATTATTCCTCAAGCTGTAAGACAAGCATGTGTGCTGTGCCTGGACGAGATAGATTTTGTTAGACCAGACGTTGCATATGTATTGCAACGAGCATTGGAGAACAAAGGATTTACTGTGCTTGAAGATGGAGATAGATTCATAGAGCCAAACCCATTGTTCAGAATCTTTGCTACTGCAAACACTAGAGGTCAAGGTGATGAGACAGGGTCATATCAAGGTGCAAGACATCAATCACTTGCTTTCCTAGATAGATTCAATGTGTTTACTCATGTACCTTATCTTTCTGAAGATCAAGAGGGTGGATTACTTATTCGTGCTAATCCTACACTTGATGAGGAGTTGGCTAAACAGTTGGTCAAGTTTGCTCAAGAGGTAAGAGAAGCATTTAGAAATGGTACAATATATATGACAGTATCCGTTAGAGGTTTGTTGTCATGTGCAAGTATGATTACA